TGCCAAAACATCTTCATCTGACCTTGGAACGTGGCATAATTGATTGAGTCTGTCACATTGAACAAAGACTTTGGCACACGCCATTGACCTGTGATTTCATCCCGAACCAACTTCTTTTGCTCAATGAAATCCATTTCCTTATGGCTCTGGACAGTCTGCTTGACCTTCAATCCGCCTTCAAGTAAACGAGCCTTGAACGCATTTCTCACACCCTGAGATCGGTTGTTCCATGATTCAGTAAGATACTTCTTCTGATCAGCACCAAGAGATTGATCCGTTTCCAGAGTAATACCCGGCGACGCATCGTTCTCAAAGAATTTCTTGTTATATAGTAAGGAGAAATAATCGATCGCTATTTCGTTCTTGAGTGAACTTCTTGGAGATAAACCACGATTTTTGTTCTTTGGATTGAAATCTTTAATGGCGCACACATCTTCAATGGCATAATCCTTCTTGCCGATAGTCCATCCCAATAGCTGTTTTGTATTCTCATCAACCTTCTCTTTGACAGTCTTTGGATCGATCACTATCAAAGAAGGCAAATTTGCACCTGATTGTTCCCCAAGGGTCTTTGAATCAATAAGAATGAAGGCTTCGCCCTCTAAAGCATAATATCCACATATCCTCCCAACGAAATCATTGTAGGACACCCCCCTAGATGGCATATCAAACCTGTCAGCAAGTGGATCGTTCTTGACGACCTCACCGGATCTATCAATAAACTCCAACTTAGCCTGTGGTGCATTATCAATAATGGCTTTGACAGGTTTGTACACTGAGGAAATTGTCGAGTAAGTATCTGAATCGATTGCACCAGTATCTTTTCCCGATCCAAACAACTTCGCCCAATTTATTGTTTTCTGAACGTGGTTTTTAAATGTTGCTACAAATTCATCAAAGCCCATTTGTTCTTCGGCTTCTGCTTTTTTATCTTCGGAATTTTTATCTCGTCGGGGAAAATCAAATAAACCCATTGGACTCCATTCGTCGGTTTCAAAATATTATTATATTTCAAAACCCTTCCGGGTTTTTGATACTTTTATTATGCGGGATGGTTGCTGTTTCGTCAAGAATAAATCATAATTTTTTAATGTCTTTTTCTTATTCCTTTTCCTTTTCTTTTTCTTGTCTTTTTCTTCAAGGGTATACATACCCTTTGGTAACCCTTTAATATTGTGAATGACCTGTGGATAACTTTTCTTAAAGATCAGTCACACTAATCTTGCTTGATCGTATATAATCTTCCAAAGCATAACGAACCGCATCAGGTGAATGATTGGAAGCATCAACAGGAATTGGCAATATTTCGTTTGTATTACGATCGACCTTCCATTTGTAATTAGAGAAATCCCCAATCGATCCTTTGCATCTTGGATTGATATAGATCCTGCGAAATGACCTCAGATACTCAATACCATCAGCAACAGAGCCTTGCCCCTTCTTAGCACCATCAATACTGAATCCATCCTGTCTGATATGAGATATCGTTTCAGGACGTGATGAATCACCAACGATCCGCCATCTTCTCGATTCAGGGACAGTATCATATAAAACCGCATGATCTCTGATCTCGACACCTATCCCATACCCCTCATAATCAATCATGAGATCCTGAATGTTCTTTTCATTAGCGGGAGTTTCAATCTCATTGATCCAACACCTGACAAGACAAGTCGGATCTTGGCTGAACCCGAAGTCAGCACCAAAGAAGAACCGAGATCCTTCAGGCGTTTCAAAGTCCTCAATGAATATCTTCCCCTTGAATATGCAAGCATCCCCATATTTCTTAGGCTTTCCCATCCAAACGTGTTCATACTTCTCGAAGTCCGTTCTCTTGTCGTACTCCATTTCCATCCTCAGAACTTCAGGAAACCAATCATTGTCACGATAATTCATCAGAGCCACAGCACCACGCTCAACGATCACCGGCTTTCCTTCTTTCTCAACGAACCTTGTGTATGTTGACGACTTAGCATCATCAGGATTGAATGACACAATGATCTCAGAATTAGGCTTTCTGATCGTAGGAATCAAGACTTCCCAACTTTCATAGCCCACCTTCTCTGCTTCTTCAACCCACACGACATCCAAACCCTCAGTCGACTTGATCTCCGATATGTTATGCCTTAGCCCCTTAAACAAGAACTCAGACCCATTAGCACCAAAGATTCCGTCCCTTTGCACAACAAAGGCAGAATCCAAACCTAAATGGCTGATTGTATCGGATAATAACTTATGAACTGAATCTCTGATCGATGATTGAATCTCTCGAGTGCATAGCACCCTGATCTTTTCTTCGTAGGCTCTCAAGACAAGATGGATGCCAACAGACCACGACTTCCCTGATCCACGACCACCATATAAAACCTTATATCGTTTGTTCTTCGACCACAACACCCTCAACGCTTTGCCGGGGATCTGGATCTTCTGTTTCTGGTTCTGGATCAACACCGATCACCTCAATATGTATTGGCAAGGCTTTATTCCCGCCCTGAATGATTCCGTTATTAATTAGGTTTGCTTTTTCCTTCCAATTCTCTGGATCTCTATTTGATAGGAAGTACTTCTGGGCAGATACATCACCCGACAACGCTGACTTGTAAAGGGCATCCTCGACCAGATGCACCCTCGCCCGCTTCGCCCATGTGATTGCCTGTCTGAAGTGAACATCGCCCTCAAGCCATTTGTAATATGTCCCCCGGCTTATCCCGGCATCTTGACAAGCAATGGAAATCGAACTGCCCATGCGTAAACTACCTGCCAAGGTATTCTTGATCTCCCTCTTGTTCATAATTCTTATATCTCTCGCCCTACCCATACGCCCCTCTCGGTCAGATGTTTCTTTTGTTCATCGGTCAATTTTCTTGGGTTTTTCTCAAAGTGCTTGAGATCATTGATCTTACGTTGCTCTGTTGACCATTCTAAATCTTCTGGTGTATTCATCGTTGTTCCCCTATAAATTTATAGTCATGGTATCGCCGTTTCCCAATTCAATGACAATATTGTATCTCTTGCCGAAGTTTCCTGGTTGATTAAAATGAAACTGGAGGCTTTTTTCTGCACCATTCATTTCAAAGAAAGATGTTAAGTCTACATTTAATGCCGATTGAATCTTAATAAGGATATCTAGAGCGGGGATTAAATTATGGTTCTCAATCTTCGAGATATAAGTTCTATCGATACCCGCTTTTTGGGCGAGTTCTCGCATTGTTAGGTTTAGTGCCTTCCTTTTTTCTCGGATAATTGATCCTAAGTTTTTATTTTCCATATCAATCCTCCTCCTTAGGTGCTGATTGAATCATTCATGACTGTTACCAATGAAACCATAAATAATATAATGATCAGATGCTTCATATCCTATCCTTTCTTAGTTTAAAAGACTGATACCATAATTAATAATCTTGCCTTGCATTTCTTTTCTAGCATAAGCAGCATCATCAGCAGCAGCATAAGCAGCAGCAGCAGCAGCATAAGCAGCATCATCAGCAGCATAAGCAGCATAAGCAGCAGCATAAGCAGCATAAGCAGCAGCAGCAGCAGCAGCAGCATAAGCAGTAGCATAAGCAGCATCATCAGCAGCATCAGCAGCATAAGCAGCATCCTTTTTATTCTTACTTGACGGGTTTTTAATACATTTCTTCGCCGCTTCAATAGCTAAACGAGGTTTCTTATTATCGGGATATTTCTTTTCATAAATATCAATAACCTGTTCAGCTGCAAATACCGCATACATGATACGTTGCTTATAAGGAAGCACTCTAACTAATAACCAATTAGCCCAATCATTTCTGTGTTCAGCTAGTTTCTTAATCTGGTCTTGGTTTGATAGTCCTTCACAATTTGATAACCACCATTCATAACCTGATCGACACGCATTTTCCTCTTTTAAAAACTCTTTCGTTATTTTCATATCCTATCCTTTCTTTGCTGATGGTAAAGGTTCTCCCATTTTATCCGTTCTTTCCCTATCTCTTCAACACTAATCCAGTTATCAATACTTCTTTGAACATATTCAAAAGCATCTTTCGCTGCAAGCCTTTCTAGCGTTGTCCATTGAGTGCTTCCTTTGGTTAGTTCAGTCCAATATTCATTAAAAGTTATCATTGTGTGACCCTCCTTTTTATTTTCCGTAACAAACTTCTAATAGATCAAGAATATCCGGTAAAGATTCCTGCGGCGTTCCGTTAACATATACCCCATAATCCTCTAATTCCTGTACATTCTGAGCTAAATCTGGGTATTTCATTGATGTTTCATGTACTCCAGCTAAGAATGGATGCCCACTCTCCTTCCTGTCGTTCTCATACTCTAAATGAACCTGTGCTAAAGACGCTACTCCATACGTTATAATCCCAAAGATTATTGATACTGCTAATGTAGACCTCCAACTTTTCATACTTCGCCCTCCTCTTGATATACTTCGCCGGAAACACATTGAACTCTTGGCTGTACTATATGCTGATGGTAAAGGTTATAAGGCTTTTGTGACTTTCTCAATCCAATTTGCACATTCAATCAACTTATCCTCAAGAACCTTTTCACGTTGATGCGCTCTAGCACAAGCCTTTTCCCAAAACCTTACAGATTTTTTCAACCGCTCAATCTCTTCGTTATCAATAGCCTCTGACGGTCCATGATGTAAGCCTAAGTCGTATCCAGTTTGCCAATGCTCTTTTTGTTCTTCATGAGCTTTAGATGATGGTATATGGTTTTTGTAAATAGCCTTAATCTCTGCGATGGCTTGGTCTATTAATAATAGACACGCCTGATATGGTATACTATCGGAACTTGCCCAAGAATTTCTTTGTAGTATCTCTCTCGCCTTATCTGACATTACTTCCTCCTTCTTAGCGTGCAATTTACAGTTCTTCCTATTCCAGACTAAATGCTTTCCATGCTCACAAGAATAAGCGTTATCCCAAGGGTCATAACAGCAATACTCACAAGTATCACATATTGGTGCAACTACTACTTTTCCCATATCCTATCCTTTCTTAGTTTAAAAGACTGATACCATAATTAATAATCTTATCTTGCATTTCTTTTCTAGCAGCA